TTATCACTTTTAGATTTAAGTGTATAACTTGTTTGATTAAGTAATTTTAATAGTTCATTATTTACTTTTACTAATTTTAAATTAATATTTAAAATTTCTTCTTTATTCTGATTGCTTAAATTATCATAGTTTTCATAACAAATTATTCCAAATTTTTGCATTCTTTCTCTCTTTGCTTTTTTATTTCTTTCAATTAGTTTTGAAACAGAATCCTCCTCTTCATCATCATTAATTAATAAATTTACATTATTGTTTTGTGTTAATAAAGGATTTTCAGTTTGCATAATACGGGGTTCTTTATAAATAGTAGAATGTTGAATATCATTTATAGCATTATAGCTAATATTTATACTTGCATTTTCAGTATATTCTATTTCAATATTATTGCTCTTTCCAGAAATATTAAAATTATTAATTCTAATGCTATTTGTGTTTAAATTGTTAAACTTGCTAATATTTTTAATATTTAAATTAGTATTTTGATTACAATTAAGTCTAAGTTTGTTGCCATTAACATCAAACTCGGTATTATAAATATTCAACTTTGCGTTCATTATGCTATACAATTAATACATTAATTAATAATGTATTAATTTAAATCAATTTTTTTATTTTATTACCATTTAGTTGTTTTCTTAACGCTAATTTTAGGTCCTGCGCCCTTCTTCTTCATTGAATTTGGGTCATATTTTTCTTCTTCATCATCTGAACCAATATTCTTTGACAATTCCCAGAATTCTTTTGAACCTAACCTAAAATCACCATGTGAATCGGCTTTATACCAAAACACTTGGTCTCTCAATTGATTAGATTTTGAGTTATTATTGATTACCAAGCATTCATAATTTTCAGTGCATTGGTCCATAACTTGACAGAATGACTCAAATGTTGGAAACATACCAGCATAATTCTCATAAATACGCTTTCTATTTGCTATATAATTCTCTCTAAGAATAAATACATAATCAATGTTGGTTCTCAGTGTTGGTGGAATACCAAGAGGATATTGCATTGTTATGACAAGCATTACCTTCCAATGTCTCAATTGTACCATTTTCATTTAGACATTTCCTTCTAAAATCATTAAATCCATGCTTTTTAAATGGGCACAGCATTCTCTCGAATGGGTTTAGACTATATCTTAAGGTATCATCAAAGTTGGTTAGACTTCTCAACCCCACGGGCATTTAGTCGTTGAACTATCACCATGTCCTTACCATATCGGAGTTAGGTGACGAGCTGCGGGTTATCTCTATTTTATACATTTTTACTATACCTTATGTGATTAGCATAAGCCATTATTATATTTCTACAATAATTTAGTAGTATAAACTTAATAAGACGTCTCCGCAATTTGGACGTGTCGCTCAATGTTTTGTGAGCATTGAACTAGCCATTTTTTTTAATGACTACGGCAAACTTTCACCGTTCATAAAGAGGAGCCTCATCATTTTATCGCGTGCCCAAGTGTTATCATATAAGCAGTCATCTAAAATAACAAATGCACGCGGATCAATCGTAGTTCTTTTATACTTCTCCATCTCCGCTTTTACTTGTTTTAAAACAGTGCGCTGACGCTTTAAGATGTTCTCAATAATTGCAGTATTATATTCATTATGCACGAATAATTTTGGCACCATTTTTCCGTAAAATCCGTTACCTTCTTCAGTGCCTGATATAACAGTGCCAATTGGAATAGCTTGTTGATAAAAAAGCAGATCACGAACCAAGAAAGATTTTCCTGTATCTCTCTTTCCAATTAACACAACGACAGGACCCTTGTTTTCATCAGGTTTAAACTGGATACTTTTCATATCAAATTTTTTTAACTCAAGAGACGTCATATTTAGTTATTAGATAAATAATTATTTATGTTTTTTTACGCAAATGATGTTATAATATTAAGGACAATAATAAGTTAAAAATGATTTTAATTTATATATTAAAAAGCTAAAGAATGATAAAAGTCAATTATCAAAAAAGAAAGAACCAAGAACTTTTTAAAAGTTTAGAGAATCCAAAAACTATTTTTCTCTCTAACTCTCAAAATTATATTCCTATTTATAAGAAATTCTTTGCATTAAATGAGACAAACTATAACAGTATTAATCTAAATAATGCAAGATATTTAACAAGTGTTAGGGAACATATAGAAGATGATGATGATACAAATATTTTTGATTGCAAAGTAAAAAATTCTTTAAACGATAAAAGTCTTGAAAAAGAAGTATTTTTTAAGATGGCACCTTTATTAGACCCTTTTAAGTACTTAGTTGGAAAATATGATCCCAATGATAAACGCAATTTTACAATACCACAATTAAATTCTACTTTAGAAGATTGTAATCCTAAATTTATAGATGAAAATAACTCTGCATATGTAGATGGTTTATTTGTATTTTTATCCAGTAAATTAATGCATGAACATAATTTTTTACATGGTGTTGATTATTATGGTTCATATTTAGGTATTAAAAATAATTTTGTTATAAATGCATTTGATGATATTGACTATTTAAATAATTCTGATTTTTTTAATAAAAACAAGGGTATTCTATTTAAAATTGATGATTATGAACATTTATTTCAACAAGAAGAAAATGAAAAACTTAAACCAATTACTATAGGAAATGATATTTCAAATTTTTCAATTAAATCATTTGATAATAGCCAATTTGAGGATATTTTTGAGGAAAATACTATAGATTTAAATGATCTTAAGGATATGTCGATGGATTTAGTTGATATAACAAATGCAAATTTGCTTGAAAATAATGATGCAAAAAATGTAAGTTTAAAATCAAATTCATCATGTTCTTCAAGAACATCATATACTGAAGACAATGAAATTGAATGTGAAGATATAGCTAATGAAGATATAGACAATGAAGATATAGACAATAAAGATATTGATAATAATATTACAGATGAAAAAGAAGTTGTAGATAATGAAAGTACTGTATGGGAAGATGAAGAAGATGACATATCTTCATTTGAAGAAGAGAGAATAAATGTTACAATTCCAAAATTTCCAATTCAACTTATATGCATGGAAAATTGCGGTGATACATTTGATAATTTAATTTTAGAAGAAGATTTAACAAAGGAAGAATGGTTTTCAGCATTAATGCAAATTATTATGATATTGCTTACATATCAGAAAGCATTTAATTTTACGCATAATGATTTGCATACAAATAATGTTATGTATAATAAAACAGATAAAAAATTCATTTATTATTGCTATAAAAAGAAGCATTACAAGGTCCCTACTTTTGGTCGTATATTTAAAATTATTGATTTTGGCAGAAGTATTTATAAATTTGATAGCAAATTATTTTGCAGTGACTCTTTTAAAGCTGGCGGTGATGCTGCTACCCAATATAATACTGAACCATACTTAAATGAAAAGAAACCACGTTTAGAGCCAAATTTTAGCTTTGACTTATGTCGTCTTGCTTGTTCTATATTTGATTATATTGTAGAGGATTTTGATGAGATTAAAGATCTAAGCAAATGTAAAGATCCTGTTAAAAAAATAATAGTAGAATGGTGTTTAGATGATAAGGGATTAAATATGTTATATAAAGGCAATGGTATAGATAGATATCCTGATTTTAAATTATATAAAATGATTGCACGATGTGTTCATAATCATACTCCTCAAGCACAATTAGAGAGACCAGAGTTCAATATATATTCAGATTTTACAGGTAAAATTCCTATTGGCGAAGAAATAAATATTGATGAAATACAATGTTATATTTAAAATAAATAATATGTTAAAAGCATAATACAAATATCTAATAATATTTATATTATGAGTTCATTTGGTTTTATAATGACCAGACATGTTAATTCAGAATTAACAAATAATTATTGGAACCACTCAGTTAAATTATTACGAACTTTTTATCCAGATAAAAAAATAGTTATTATTGACGATAATAGTAAACAAGATTTAGTAAAGGCTGAATTTGATTATCCAAATATTGAAATAATTCAATCTGAGTTTTCTGGTAGAGGAGAGTTACTGCCATATTATTATTATATTAAAAACAAATTTTTTGATAATGCAGTTATTATACATGACAGTGTTTTTTTTCATATTAAAATAAATTTTGAAAAACTGGAAAATATATCTGTATTACCATTATGGCATTTTAATAAGAATATTGAAAATAAAGAAGATACAATTAGAATTGCAAGTAAATTGAAAAATTTTTATTTAATAAAAGACAAATTATCAGTAAATGATGTAAGACTTAATATGAAAGATGATATGTGGTATGGATGTTTTGGATGTCAATCATTTATAAATCACAATTTTTTATTGCAAATTGAGAAGAAATATAGTTTAACAAATTTAATTACATATGTTTTATGTAGGTCTGATAGATGTTGTTTAGAGAGAATAATAGGTATAATATTTTCAACAGAAAATCCAAGAATATTGCATCAGAAATCACTCTTTGGTTGCATTCAAAAATATTTAAAATCTGGATATACATTTAATGAATATACTTCTGACTTAAAAAAAGGCACTATCAGACAGCCTGTAATTAAAGTCTGGACTGGACGTTAATATATTATCTTCTATATCGTCTTGTTCTTTTTCTTCTAATTTGTCTTGATTTTCTTTTAGATTTTTTTCCACGTTTTCTTTTTCCTCCTTGTGTATTATATGGGACATTATTAGTTCCATTATTAGTTCCATTATTATTTCTAATAAGTGCATAAATATCATTAACAACCTGATCAAGATTCTCATGCTCTTGTGGTTCAGTTTCGTCTCTAATTGCTTCTAAATAGTCAGCCATATGATTCAATATATCATTAAGTCGTCGTATTTTATCACTATCTGTGGCATTTTCACGAAAACTTCTAAATAAAAATCTTGCTGTATTATACGCATTATCTTCACCAATTAAAATAGTATTTGCTCTAATATACATATTTAATCTATTTACTAAATCGTCACTTAAACTACCATTATGACTTATTTCATTAATATACTCTCTTGAATCTTGGAGAACTTGAGATTGGTTCATATATATATTATAATAAAATAAATAAATTTTATAATTTGGTCTTTAAGTTACTTTTCTAATTTATTATATAAAATGTTAAATTTTTGTTGGGAAAGTTTTTTTGAATTTCTGATTTTGGACATTTATAAATGTCCATTTTTCGATTTTTTCAAAATGAAGTTGTAAAAAATACTAATTTGTGACCATAATTGAATTTTATGGTCTGGTCACAGAAAAAATAATTTTCATTTTGTTATGATAATTTTTTAATTTTAATACTTAAAAATAAAATATCCAGATTTATTAAGGCAATGTTTGGCAATGAAATCCAGCAAAATCCAGCACTATTTTTTTCTTGTAAAAATTGTGACTTTAAAACTAGCAAGAAATGTAACTATGATTCTCATATATTGACAGCTAAACACAAAATGGCAATGGTTGGCAATGAAAATGGCAATGAAATCCAGCAAAATCCAGCTTTAAAATATATATGTAAATATTGCAGCAAGTCTTATAAGGATAATTCAGGTCTTTGGAAACATAGAAACAATAGTAAATGTGCTGATAAATATAATAGTACCATAAATATTAATAAAGATAATAATAATGATGCATTAGTTGAATATCTTATGAAAGAGAATAAGGAAATAAAACATATGATTATAGAATTAGCTAAAAAAGAGTCTTATAATAATTCTAATAATACAACACATACCAATTCACATAATAAAGCGTTTAACTTAAATTTCTTTTTAAATGAAACATGTAAAGAAGCGATGAATATTGGTGAATTTGTAGATTCAATTAAAATGGAATTGTGTGACTTAGAACGTATTGGCGAAAAAGGATATATTGAAGGAATTACTAGTATTATTGTTAAAAATCTAAAAGAACTAGATGTAACTAAAAGACCAGTACATTGTACAGATAAAAAGAGAGAAACAATTTATATTAAAGATGCAGATAAATGGGAAAAAGATGAAGATAAATCATTAATGCATAAACTTATTAAAAAAGTTGTTTCAAAAAATATGAAAATGTTCCCAAAATATAGAGAAAAACATCCAGATTGCATGACTTATCATTCTAAATTTGGAGACCAATATCAAAAGATTATATATGAATCTATGGGAGGCAAAGGAGATAATGATTATGAGAAAAATGAAAAAATTATTAAAAATGTATTAAAAGAAGTTATTATAGATAAAAATTTATAAAAAAAAATGATATATTTTTATACATGATATGTAATATATAATTATATAATTATATATTAATGGATATGGATACAAACATTATGTCAAAACATCAAAGAGTTGTAGGACTAATAAATTTTAATTTTAAATCAAATGATTACGCAATTAAATGCGAAATATATAATAAATTAACTAAAATGGGAGTCGTTACATATAAAAATGTATGGAATTCAGATGATCTGGAAATATATAGTTTAAATCTTCCTATCTGCACATTTGAATTACAAAACAAAATACTTATTATGTATAGTAATCATCAAATAGCATATGATAGTAAAGATTATAAATATTTAAGAGAAATTTTACAAATGCTTGAACAATAAATCTAAAATCCTGGATTATCAGTAAAAACTGGCGTTACTTTTTCACCTCTGGATATTACAGGATTTACTTGTCTTATAATAAAATCTCCAAAAACAACACTAAAATATACAACTAATGCATCTCTAATTAAAAGCTTTAAAGGTTTACTTTCTTTCTCAATAAAACGCATTTCAATAAATTTTGCAATAATATATGTAACTGATATAATAGCCGCAATAACAAATATATTATTCATTTTAAATAATAAAATGAAATTCTTATTTATACTTTTACGCAAATATTATTTTTTATTCTAAAACTTCAATATCATCAATTAATAAATCAGGCAATAATTCCATTTTAGGTTCTTCAATATTATGAACATCTAGAGCATCTAAACTAAAAGACTGATCTGAAATTTTTAGTTTCTCATTGATATCATCATCATCTTCCTCTGCTTTTCTTTGTTGATATCTCATTTGACTAATTTCCTCAAGACGTTGAATATCTTTTGGTGCATTAATAGATTCCACATTACCATCATCACCTTTAACATAATCAATATTATTGAAACTTAATCGACTACCAATAGGATTAGAATTTACATTTGTAGAATCACCAGCAGCTACATTATTCTTTGACTCTACTGGTTTTTTAATAGGTTCCTCAATAATTTGTTCTTTAATTTCCTCAATAACATCTTCTTCAACAGTTTCATCCATGTAAGCCTTTAATATTGCTTCAACAGGAATACTTTCTCTCAATGTATTTAAAATACACTCTTGAACAATAATTTCTAGTTCTCTATAGTTCTTTTGAATTTGTAATGGTTGTAGATTAATTTCAAATAAGTAGACATTTTTATAAATCTTTCTAGCAACATTAATATATGTTTTATGAATAAAAATGTCTAACTTAGGAATATTAATATCAATTTTCTTCTGTTTTTGTCCAACCCGCATA